GGTCAGCGGGTATCGTCCACACTCCGGCCTTGAAGTCGATCTCCTGCCAAGTAATGCCCGGCTTGTTTATTCGCTTGTCTCCCACAACTTCATTTGTCCGGCTGGCGGTCAGAATCAGAAATTCCATAGCGCGGGCGGCGGTGCCTGTTCGCTTTTGCAGATCCTGCATAAACTTCGGCATTGCATCCACAGACAGGGCGGCATGGTGGCCTTTCTTTTTGATCTTTTCCGGTGCCTGAAACACTCCGTCAAGATAGCCCCTCCATCGGGCGGGGTTTTCGTTTGAGCGGTAGCCGTGAACAGCACACCAGCCAAGTATTTTCTCAATACGCCCGCGAACACGGTTTGCCGTTTCGGTTTTGGTTTCCCATATAGGGTCAAGAACGGCTTTAATGTGCGGTAGCTCAATATCACGCACTGGAACTTTGCCGATATGGGGCATTGCGTGAAGCTCTAGGCTTCCTTCCCATTGGCCAGCCTGGCGCGGATCTCTGAACTCTTTGGATTTCATTTTCATGTACTGGTGGGTGGCATCAGCAAAGGTCATGGTGCTGAGTTGCGCCGCCAGCAGATCCCGGCGCTTTTCCTGCTTCTCGGCTACGGGGTCGATACCTTCCGCGATCTTGTCACGAACGGCGCGGGCCTTGTCCCTAGCCTGGGCTAACGTCACATCAGGAAAGCCACCCAAACCTATAGAGCGGCGCTTGGTGCCGATACGGGTACGGTACACCCACGACTTAGCGCCGGTCGGCGTAACTTGCAGCAGCAGGCCAGCCACGCCACCAACGGGGTGAAGGGCGTTGTAATCCTTGCCGGTTGTCTTGCTTACTGAATGGGATAGCCGCCTGACTTCGGTGGCGCTCAACTCTTTGGCTTTTATTGGCATGGTGCCCCTCCTATGGTGCTTCCTACCTACCCAAAATAATATTATTGAAGGCTAACTCATGCTACAGCAGATTACAAGGTTGGTAGGTAAGGCTCAGGCGGGGTAAAGGGTTAAGGCTAGAAAGTGTATATTTATCAAATGCTTATAATTGATTTTGGCGGCCTCTCTCTCCGCCATAATTTGTTATAAAACAGTTAGTTATGAGGCATTAAATATTTTAACTGACTATTTACCTATCCACAGTGAAATGGTTAAAAAGCCGCCAGCCAGACACAAAAAAGCCCCGCACAGCATCACGCAGGCGGGGCCGGGTGCCTGGTCAGAATCGCTCTGTCAGGCTTGCGTGTACCGGCCACAGGTATCCACTAGGGAGAAAAGCCGTACACACTCACGGGGTTTTTCTGAAAAGAGGCACTCGCCGCGTAATCCTCTCCCTGACTTATCCCTTTCGGGCCGCTCAGGGTGCGGTAAAACCTTTTTGTTAAGTGTCAAAACGTTAAGTTAACACCTCGCACATAACCGTTAACTGTGAGTGGTCATTGTTCGGCAGTAGTGCCTTCACCTGATATTCAATGCCGGCTGATTGCAGACGCATACTTGGCTTCATATCACACCGATAGTACATGCTGATTTTGTGGGTGGTCTTCGCCTGCTCAGCACTTGCCGCCATAAATTCTCGGCCATCTACGCTGTCGATTCGCGCCCAAACATTGGCCAGGGTTGCCCATTCTTCCGTGATTTCGCCAGTTACCGGGTCTTGCGCTTGCTCAAATTGGCGGATCTCTACCGGATGACGCATTCCTCCAATATCCATCAAAGCACCTCCGTTGTCCGGTACGGGCTCAGCAGGAGCAAGTAAGCGTCGTTGTCGTAAATAATCCGGTCTGATTGCCTGCCTCTGCGGGTGTAAAGGTCAGCAGTCAGCAGCATCATGGCGGCGGTGATTGGCTCCGGCACTGGGTCGGGCATATCATCTCCCAGATACTTTTCCACCAACATTTCAGCGGCGTCCATGTAGGTATAGATCAACGTATCTTCGGCGTTGTGCGTCACCCGGAGGTGGGCTTTTACTTGTTCAAGCGTCATACAAGATAAACCTCTGTATCTAATTCGATGGGTTCGGCTGCGGATTGGGCTGCGCCCATGGCCATAGCAAGCGCCTGAATACCGTCTATTCGGCCTGTACGGCGTGATTTGTCTAATTTTCTCGATCCACTGGCGTCTTTTGTGACGACTGCGTTCGAAGCGCACATGGTCAAAACCGGGTTGTTCCCGTGAGCTATGCGACCATTCAGCAGCTCGCCTTCCAGTGCATCAAGGGCCGGGGCCATGTCTTTAAAACCTTGCCCCCATGGGACTAACGGCAGATCCAGGCCCAAACGCTCAAACTCTTTTTTGAGTACATCCATTCGCCAGCGGTCGAACGCAATCGCGGTTACGTCCAGATCTGCGAGTATTTCGGCCATGTCCAGGGCTACCACTTCGTAATCCACGGTAGCGCCTGGGGTTGTCGTCAAATAGCCTTGCTCTGCCCACACGTCATAAGGGGCGCGGTCAGTCTTGGCGCGGTCAAATAGTCCCTGTTCGGGTGTCCAGAAATGGGCTTGTACCTGCCAGACTCCGGCAACTTTGCCCACGATGACCAGGGCGGTCAGGTCAGTGCGGGCCGATAGGTCAAGGCCGGCATACACAGGCCCATCAAAGGGCACCGGCTCAGCAGAACAGCTTGCCCATACATCGGGCGATATAAACGGGCTGTCGAGGCTCACACGCTGATTCAATAGCAGGTTGCGGGCTGTGTTGCTCATGCTTGGCATCCTGTCGGCCTGGGCCATTTGCTCGCTCAAGTCTTCCAGGCTGCGGAATATTCCCAGTGCCGGATTAGCAGATTCCCATGCTTCCGTGTCCAACAATTCGCAATCTTTTGGCGCTGCGTACAAGTGGCAAACCGTGCGCGGATCTTTGGATCGGAGAGCATCATCAATCCACTGACTCAGCAAATCGGCATCATTGGCCGCCTGTGTGGATATCGAAATCAGCAGCGGGCTCTCGTGAGCGCCTTGGGAGGTGGTGATTGCATCGATAAAATCTGACTGCGGGCCGCGTACCTGGCCCACTTCATCCAGAATCGCCAGTACCGGACTCAGGCCGTGGGCCGTTTTACCGTCAGCAGCGAGGGCTCGGTACTCGGTATTGAGTGGCAGACCTACCAGCCGTTTCCCGCTGGGCAGGATGCGGACCAGGCCGGAAAGCTCCGGCGATAGTCGAACCATCTTTGCCGCAAGGTTAAACACGAGCGACGCTTGATCCCGGCTCATGGCTCCACTGACAAGCTGTGCGTTTTGCTTGGCTTCGGGGCCAACCAGGTGAACCAATAACAGGGCGGCAATCAATCCGGTTTTGCCGTTCTTGCGGGCCACACTCAATATGGCGCGGCGGGTGCCGTTCGGGTTGTCGTACACTTCCCGGATAAACTCGATCTGAAACTCTGCCAGCACCAGCGGTTTACCCACTCCGGCACCTTCGGGAACTACGATGTACCGGCTAACGAACCGGATAACCTTGTCAGCCCTGCTCACTGCATCGTCCTGGGTATCAACTCATCATCGCCCATATTTTTTCTGGCGTCTGATTCCAGCTCTGAGCCTTTGCGTATATCCCGGCTCTTTCCCACTGTGCTGATCGCATCAACCTTGAGCTGTCGGGCCAATGCCAGGGCGCGGCGGGTGGCCTTGTCCAGCATGGCGCAGGCCGGGTTAAGCTTTTCTTCAACCACCATCCCGTTGCGGTCAATGTGCGCTTCCAGGTGCGCCATATCGCCGTAGGCTCTCGCCAGGTGGCCGGCTAGAATCAAGTCGGCATCGTTCCAGGTGTCACGCGGGCGGGCCATTACAATGGCATCCCATAGGGGCCGGTCTTGCTTGCGCACGGTGACGAACTTGGGCGGCGCAATCGGGCCAAGGGCTGCGGATTGAATCGCGGTTACGGCAGATTTGGTGGTGTCGGCATCGGCTCTTTTGGGTGTTAGTTTCATGGGAGTGCCCGTTAAAAAAGCATTATGGGGGCGGTTCGTGTCGCCTCGGTTACTGGTGATTCCATGGGTGCGATTCGTCAAGAGGGCGTCCCAGAACGTCACAGCCAGCGTTTGACGCCTTACCCATACCCACGGCCGTCTTTCGGCTATGGCATGTTTCACATAGCCCCTGGAGGTTGTGTCGCCCATTGTCATCATCGTAATCCTCGCGGCTATCCACGATGTGATCGACTTCCCGGCTTGGCGTCACATAGCCCATGGCTT